ATAAGGGGAAAACGAGTCATATAAGCAGAGAAAACCAAGGTTAATTAACGAGTCAACGGTCAAAAGAAACCCAAAACTAATTAACGAGTCATTAAGAAGTAGAAAACCACACGACCTAAACGAGTCAGGAGCCAAAAGAAACCCAAAATTGTTTAACGAGTCATCATAAGATTAGAAACCCAACAGGAGCAAACGAGTCATTAGAGGCGAGAAAACCACCACAATGAAACGAGTCAAGTGAGTCTAGCAAACCAGACCAGCTAAACGAGTCAGGAAGTGAAAGAAAACCAAGGTTAATTAACGAGTCAGAAAATTCAAGAAACCCAGATAGGCGGAACGAGTCATGAGAAAAAAGAAACTCAAAAAACAGAAGCGAGAATTACAACATTGAATATCTACAAATGTAATCACTGTGGCGAGACAGACGCAAACCAATTCACAAGGCGTATAACTACCGCTTGCCGTAAGTGCCGTGCGAAGAAATCAAAAGATGTACATTTTCTTGAATTCAAAACTGCAGTTGAACAACAGGAACTTTTAAATAAATACTGGAAGGTGAGGGTGTAGCATGACTACTACCCTGTACTTAATTACTATCCATACGTGGTATACGTTCACTATCTTTGATGGAGCTTCACAGATGCAGCAGTGCCTAACGATGCAACGGGGTTTAGAGAGAAGGTTCGCTGTCGAAGCAATATGTGTTTCAAGAACAACCAATAAAATAATTATTAATAACAAAATTTACGAGAGGTAGTTATGTTTAAAACGATAGTTTGTGCGGTAGCGGTGTGTGCTAGTTTGCATGCCCAAGCCGAAACGGAGTGCTTCCCTGTTACAGAGGTACTTAAAGTTGTTGACGGGGACACTATAGATGTACGTATTCACGTTAGACCGATTGATTTAGATTTGCTTGCTGATATGCGTATCCGCATGGAAGGTATTAACGCATGGGAGTCACGCACTCGTAATGCCGCCGAGAAAGTAAAGGGGCTTGCGGCTAAGGCTAGGTTACAGGAACTAGCAGAACTACCTATGAGTGTATGTTTATCTGGCAAAGGTAAATACGGCAGGTGGTTAGGTACTTTGTTTGCAGAAGGGCGAAACATCAATGAGCAGTTAGTCCTTGAAGGTCACGCTCATAGGTACGACGGTGGCAAGCGTGAGGACTTCACCGAATGAGGATTAAAGTGACGGTAGATATAGACCTCGATACGCTCGATCTTAATGACATGGATACGATTGAGGATATCAAAGATCTTTTATATCGACTAGGAGAAGTGCATGACGCCAGAAGCGAAAGTAAAGAAGAAGGTAGTCGAACAACTGAAGAAGATTAAAGCGTACTACTTCTACCCCATGACACATGGGTACGGCAAGAGTGGGGTGCCTGATATTGTGGGGTGCTTTGAGAGCGTGTTTTTCGGTATCGAATGTAAAGCTAAAGGCAATAAGCCTACTCCGTTACAGGAGAAGAACTTACGAGAGATAAAAGATGCAGGGGGTATTGCCCTTGTTGTTGATGAACACAATATGGATCAAGTGGTAGAACTACTTACTGATGGATACTGGGGAAATGTATGACGGAGATAGACATTGTGGACAGCGTAGACATGGTAGACCACCCACCACATTACACGGTGGGAGAGGTGGAGTGCATTGATGCAATCAAAGCATCTATGACGCATGAAGCATACATGGGGTACCTCAAAGGGGCTTGTCTGAAGTACTTGTGGAGATATACATATAAGAATAAGCCGATTGAGGATGTTGATAAGGCTATTTGGTATTTGTCGCGGTTACGTGGAGAGTTGGATGGATCTGATAACGGTTGACTTTGAAACATACTACGATAAGGACTTCTCGTTATCCAAGATAACAACAGAAGAATATGTACGTAGTAGACTCTTTGAAGTTATTGGCGTAGCGGTAAAAATTAACAACGGGTCTACGGAATGGGCGAGTGGTTCCGAAGAGGCTATGCGGGATTACCTCAACGACTTCAACTGGCAAGACAGCATGGTGCTTGCCCACAACACCATGTTCGATGGTGCAATACTGAACTGGAGATTCGGCGTAAAGCCTAAAGTCTGGGCAGATACGATGTGCATGTCACGCGCACTACATGGGGTAGACGTTGGACAATCCTTAAAGGCAGTGGCAGAGCGATACGGTGTAGGGGTTAAAGGCACAGAAGTACTCGCTGCAAAAGGTATGCGACGAAAGGACTTCTCAGACACAGAACTTAGCCGCTATGGGGATTACTGTATAAATGATGTAGAGCTTACCTATAGTCTGTTCGCCAAAATGATGAAAAGGTTTCCTAAGCAGGAATTAAAAATAATAGATTTAACATTAAGGATGTTTATTGATCCTGTACTGGAGTTAGATCTGGGTTTACTGGAAGAACATCTGTTAGATACAAAGGAACGCAAAGACCGATTGCTGGAGGACGCAGGAGTTACCAAGGAAGAGTTGATGAGTAACCCTAAGTTCGCAGAAGTACTTACTGGGCTTGGTGTAGTGCCCCCCATGAAGATAAGCCCCACTACGGGCAAGGAAACACTGGCCCTCGCGAAGAACGATGAAGGATTCAAAGCCTTGGCGGAGCATGAAGATGTACGTGTGCAGAGTCTTGTAGCGGCGAGGCTTGGCAATAAAAGCACACTAGAAGAAACACGTACTCAGCGATTTATTGATATTGCCAAGCGAGGCACCCTACCTGTTCCTGTCAAATACTATGCCGCGCACACAGGTAGATGGGGCGGCTCCGACAAGATCAACATGCAGAACCTGCCTAGTCGTGGGCCAAATGGCAAGAAACTCAAGAACAGTATCATTGCTCCTGATGGCTATAAGCTGATTGACGCAGACTCTGCTCAGATCGAAGCAAGGGTGCTTGCTTGGTTGGCGGGTCAGGACGATCTTACTGAAGCATTCGCCAATGGCGAGGATGTGTATAGGAAGATGGCTTCTCGTATATACAATGTTGATGAGGCAGACATAAGTAAAGACCAGAGGTTTGTGGGCAAGACCACTATCTTGGGTGCAGGATATGGTATGGGGGCTGTACGGTTCCAAGATCAGTTGAAATCTTTTGGGTTCGACATGGAGCTAGACGAGGCTAGGCGCGTTATACAGATATACAGGGACAGCAACTGGAAGATATCGCATCTCTGGCGCGAAGCTCAGAACATGTTGATTAATCTGTCGAGGGGGGATGACTCAGCACTAGGGTTAAATGGGGTTCTTTTTGTGTCCCCGGACGAGGTGGGCGTTAAGTTACCTTCTGGTATGTACTTACGGTATAACGACTTAGAAGCGGAACAGGATGATCGGGGGGTACAGTTCACTTACAAGACGAGAAGAGGGCGCACTAAGATATATGGGGGGAAAGTTATCGAGAATGTTTGCCAAGCTATAGCACGTTGCATCATCGGGGAACAGATGTTAAAAATAGCTAAACAATATCGGATCGTGCTTACCGTTCACGATTCCGTCGTATGTTGTGTATCCGAAGAGAGTGTTTCGGAGGCACAGTCGTACATTGAAAAATGTATGCGGTGGACACCTGATTGGGCGGATGGACTGCCCATTGATTGTGAGTCAGGTGTAGGGAGTAATTATGGAGAATGTGAGTAGTATTGCTCCTTGGTCGTTTAGTAAGGCCAAGGCGTTTGAAACGTGCCCGAAACAGTTCTACCACGTAAAGATTTTAAAGGAGCATCCAGAGGTAGAAACGGATGCCATGCGCTACGGGTCATTGATGCACGAAGCAGCAGAGAAGTACATACGGGACAAAGAGCCATTACCTGAAGGCTTCAGCTACCTGCAAAGTACGCTTGATGCCCTCGCTGCTCTTAAAGGCGAGAAGTTATGTGAGTTTAAGATGGGGCTTACGGACAAGCTAGAACCCTGTGGGTTTTTTGCTGATAACGTGTGGTGGCGCGGCATTGCTGATCTAGTGATACTTGACACGGAGAAGCACCGTGCAAGCGTGATTGACTACAAGTCGGGTAAGTCTGCGCGATACGCAGATAAAGGACAGCTAGAACTAATGGCGCTTGCCATATTCGCGCACTTCCCTGTAGTACAGGAAGTTAAAGCAGGATTGTTGTTCGTGGTCTGTAATCAATTTATTAAGGATAAGTACTCACGGAGAGATCAAACATTGTTGTGGGATAAATGGATGGGTACTTACACTCGCATGACGGGTGCTATGGAGAACGAGGTTTGGAACGCTAATCCAAGTGGGCTGTGTCGTGCCCATTGTCCAGTTGTTGAATGTGTACATAACGGGAGAAATTGATGATTGAAAAAAAATTTGTACTTGAGATACCAAATGAAGATAAACCTTTGGAAAGGGCTAAAGCTTTAAAAGCTATAAGAGAATTTAAAAAAGATGGTTCGCTTGGTGAATCGCTAGAAGATCTTCAACACCACTTAAACGGTAAAGACGTGCAATATGATCTATATTTTGAAGTCATTGAAAACATTGAAAATGAAGATTTAGAGAAAGCTATGGAGGATGGAGAATAAGATGCCTTACAAAAAAAAGAAAAGACCTTATAAAAAAGAGTACCAACAGCAGAAAGCCAGAGGCGAACATGGTAATCGCATGGAGCGCCAAAAGGCTAGGCGTAAGATGGATGCTACTAGCCCTGACAAAAACAAAAACGGCAAAGCTGACAAGCGAGAAGGTAAAGATGTTTCTCACAAAAAGGCTTTGAGTAAGGGTGGCAAGAATAGCGACGGAGTTCGCATCGAGAGTAAGGCGAAGAACCGCTCAAGGAATTACAAGAAGAAGAAGAAGAACAAGAAATAATGCAAATCGTAAAAGATAAAGCTGTACTACTTAAATTACGTGACCCGGAAAAAGTTACAGATATCATACCTAAGAGTAAGAAGTTACAGAACAATCATGTGATTGTTAACTGGGGGTTGGACGAAGCGCATGTACTAAAAAACCTTAATATAAAAGTACCTTCTCCCATTGAATCTCATTACGAATGGACAGGGCAGTACAAACCGTTTGAACACCAGAAAGACACCGCTGCATTCCTTACACTGAACAAACGTAGCTTTTGCTTCAACGAGCAAGGCACGGGCAAGACTGCTAGTGCTATATGGGCTAGTGACTACTTACTGCGAGAAGGTAAGATCAATCGTGTACTGGTGATATGCCCATTGTCCATCATGGATAGTGCGTGGAGAGCAGACCTATTCAAATTCGCTATGCACCGCACAGTAGATGTGGCTTACGGCACTGCTGAGAAGCGTAGGCAAATCATCAACCAAGGCGCAGAGTATGTCATTATTAACTATGACGGTGTTGAGATTGTTGCCGATGAGATAGCTAATGGCGGCTTTGACCTCATTATTGCTGACGAAGCTACTCATTATAAGAACGCACAGACTAGGCGTTGGAAGGTACTAAATAAACTACTTACGCCAAAGATGTGGTTGTGGATGATGACAGGCACACCTGCAGCGCAGTCACCTCTTGATGCGTATGGACTGGCGAAACTTATAAACCCTGATGCGGTACCTAGATTCTTTAGTGCGTTCAGAGATCAGGTAATGATTAAGATTACGCAGTTCAAATGGGTACCAAAAGATGCTTCTGTAAATATTGTGTTCAACGCCCTGCAACCTGCGATCCGTTACACCAAGGAGGAGTGTTTGGATCTACCTGAAATGGTGTACGTGAAACGTGAAGTTGAGATGTCACGACAGCAGAAGAAGTACTATGAGCAGCTTAAAGATAAGATGGTGATGCAAGCTGCAGGAGAGCAGATAACCGCTCACAATGCCGCTGTTAATATGAACAAGTTACTGCAGATATCTTGTGGCGCGGTGTACACGGATGATGGTGAAGCTTTAGAGTTTGATATCAAACACAGGTACAAGGTACTGAAAGAAGTTATAGATGAGTCTAGTAAGAAGGTGCTTGTCTTTGTACCTTTTAAGCATGCGATTGACCTGCTAGTAGACAAGCTAGGAAAGGACGGTATCACCACCGATATCATTCGTGGGGATGTATCTGCACCGAAGCGCACCGCGATCTTCAAACAATTTCAAACCATGCCTGACCCAAAAGTACTAGTCATTCAGCCGCAAGCTGCTGCTCATGGAGTGACGCTAACCGCTGCTAATACGGTGGTATGGTGGGGGCCGACAAGTAGCCTAGAAACCTACGCACAGGCAAATGCGCGGGTACATAGGTCGGGTCAAGATCACAAATGTACAGTTGTGCAGCTACAAAGTTCTGGCGTAGAAAAGCGCATTTACTCACTGCTAGATAACAGAATAAACATTCACACAAAAATTATAGATTTATACCAAGATTTGCTTGACTAGGGTATAAACACCCACTATAGTCGAGATCCCAGTATTTGACTGGTGCGATGGAGAAAGAGATGAGTAGTAAGATGAGCTTGCCAAAGCTTGTGAAGGCATTCCGCAACCTGCGGGAAAAGCGCAGTGAGTTAAAAGCAGAATTTGATGTTCAGGATAAGGCTCTTATCGAACAACAAGAGAAGATCCAGCATTACCTGTTGACTCACTGTAATGAGAATGATGTTAACTCAGTCAAGACTACTGAGGGTACTTTCTACAGAAAGCGGAAAGTGAACTATTGGTGTAGTGACTGGGAAGCATTTCATAAGTTTGTCCTCGAACACGAGATCCCCGAAATACTGCAGAAACGAATCGCTCAGAAGAACCTTGAGGAATTTCTTGCGGAAGAGGGGAACGAACAGCTTATTCCTATAGGTTTGCAGTCGGATGCTACCTACACAATAACGATTCAGAAACCACGTTGAGGATAATATGAGTAGTCAAGAGTATGTACCTATAGAAGCTGTCGCTGATCGGTTCGCGGTGAGTGTAAGCACCGTGCGGAGTTGGATTCGTAAGGATCACATTCCTCGAAATACTTACATTAAAGCAGGGAACACCTATCGTTTTGTCCTCGAAGATATAGAGAAGGCTTTACGACAAGAGGAGCCGAAGGACATTCCGTGGCAAAAAGAATTAGCCCTTGATGATTCTGATGCTCCTGACATAAAAGCCTTAGTGGATGATGACTTCTGATGAATAGGATAAGCATTCGCAATAACACGTTCAATACAGGTTCTGATGAATTTGAAGCCGAACTTGAAATTATTATTGTTAATGCGGCACCTGTGCAAAGGATCTACTACGCTAATGAGTTTGATCCGAATGCAGCGCAAGCCCCTGTGTGTTGGTCATCTGACACCAGACAACCTGATTCACAAGTATTTGAAAAACAAGCAGTTAGATGTATGGACTGCAAACATGACATACGTGGATCTGCATCTGGTGGTGGTAGGGCTTGTAAGTACTCACAGAAGTTGGCTGTGCTATTGAAAGACGACCCTAATGTGTACCAACTACACATACCTGCTAGTAGTATTTTTGGCAGGGCTAAAGACGGGCATATGCCGTTACAGGAGTACGCACGTTTTTTGCAGCAACACAGTACACCGTCAATGACAGTGTTTACTAAAATGTACTTTGATAAGGATAGTGCGGTGCCTAAATTATTTTTCGCGCCTCTACGTCCATTAGAAGAAACAGAGTTAGAGCTAAGTCAGGCTATGGTTGAACATCCTGATGCGTTGGCAGCTATTACGCTAGATTTTTCTCGACTCGAAGAAACCAACAGTTCCCCTTTTGAAGAGACAGAGGGGTTTACCTTAAACGCCTGACTTTGGAGAATGGCATGAAATATAACATTAAAGGGGTGGAAGCACTCTACCCAAAACTTGATCGCCCTTACAAATTTGACAATACAGAGAACAGAAGTGTTCCATGTACTGCAACTGATGACGGTGCTGAATACACGGTTAATCTTAAAATTGCCTACGCCGATATCGCGCCGTTACGTAAAGCGATGGTAAAAGTGTACAACGAGAAGAAGGCTAAAGATTGGCCTGTTTTTAAAGATAACTTCAAACTACTGGAAGGTACCATTAAAGATAAGGATGCTATCTTCGATGTGAAAGTGAAGATCAAGGCCGCGTACAACAAGGAAGCCACTCGTAAACCACGACAGTTTTCTGCAGCGAACGAGATATTACCGGACGAATTTCAGCTAACGACAGGCAGTATTATCAACGTGGCTGTAGTATTGGTGCCGTACTTTATGAAGGCTACTAAGATGGCAGGTGTAACACTGCGTTTAAACGCGGTACAGGTTATTAAGTTAGCTGAAAGTAGTGTCACTAGCCCATTTGAGGTAGAAGATGGTTTCACTGTTGAAGCTGACAACCCTTTTTCTGAAGAAGCAGTGGAAGAGAAAGAGGTTACCAAGGATGATGGTACTGACCAGATCTGGGATGAAGAACCAGAAGAGCCTAAGAAAGTAGTCAAGAAGAAGAAAGCTCCCCCAAAAAAGGATGATGACGATGATCTTGATGCCATCATTGACGAATGGGGTGATGACGATTAAATTATTTAATATCACGGCTAGGCATGGTTCCCCCCTGCCGAAACGGGCTGGAAAGCTTAACTTTCTACTCCTGCAACTAGCCCTTGCCGTGATCTTCTTCTGGACAAACAATGGATACCAATACGTTCTTAAAAACAGTATTGGCAGACACAGGGTACTTTTGCCTTTTTGCTGCTAATGCAGTTACTGATAAGAGAATACAAAAGTTTTACGCATCAACAGAGTCTTTACTAACTGATGCAGATGACTTAAACGGTAAAGGGTTTGATGTTTATTTTGCGTTAGCCACATTTGAGGAAGAAGGATCTAGGAAAGCTACTAATGTTAAGTACTTACGTAGTTTTTTTCTCGACCTTGATTGTGGCCCTAGTAAAGATTACGCAACTAAAATAGACGCTATAAACGCTTTACAGGGTTTTTGTGAGTCTTTAAGTTTACCAGTACCAATTACCATAGATTCAGGTAGAGGGGTTCATGTTTATTGGCCCTTATCAGAAAACATACACCCTGATGATTGGGAAGTAACTGCTGAAAAACTTAAAAAACTTTGTGTGCTTCATGGGTTTTTTGCTGATCCTGCTGTTACCGCAGATACCGCAAGGGTCTTGCGCGTACCTGATACGCACAACTATAAAACCGACCCGCCTTCCCCAGTCGGATACCTAAGCAACGAGGAACTTGAAGTAAGTGACTTCGATGTTTTCTCTAGGTTACTAGGCACAGAATTTGTGCCACCCCCTACCAAGACCGCACCTACTGGTAGTAATGCTGTTATGGATGCGTTACTAGGGAACAGGGAAGCGTCTTTTATAGATATAATAAATAAGACAAAGGAAGGACGGGGGTGTAAGCAGTTAAAGCTGATTCTCAAGGATCAGGAAAATACTAGTGAACCTATGTGGAGAGCAGGGCTGTCCATTGCACGGTTTTGTGTTGATGGGAAGAAAGCCTCTCGTACACTTTCAAAACGCCATCCTCAGTATAGCGAAGAGGAAACGAGCAGAAAGTTTGGGCCTATAAAAGGGCCATACACCTGTGCAAAGTTTGACGAGCTTAACCCAGATATATGTCCTGACTGCCCTAATTGGGGAAAGGTAAAATCTCCTATTGTATTGGGTAACAGATATAAAGAGGCAGATACCAGTTCCCAAAAGAAAGAAAAGGATATCCCCACGTACCCTCATCCTTATTTTAGGGGGGCAAATGGGGGAGTATATATTAGATCATCAAATGCAGATGGGGATATTGACGAAAAATGTATATACCACAATGATATATATGTTGTACAACGAGTAGTTGATCCTGAGTTTGGAGAATCTGTGGTGATGCGTTTACATTTACCGCAGGATGGAATTAGAGAATTTACACTACCTCTTACCGCTGTTACATCACGGGAAGAATTTCGTAAGATGCTATCCGCACAGGGGGTAGCTGTAACAAAGATGGATGAGCTAATGACTTACACAACAACATGGATAAACGAACTGCAAGCCAACACGGTAGCTAAGAACGCCCACAGGCAATTCGGTTGGACTGACGAGAAGATGGACGCATTTATATTAGGGAACCAGAAAGTACTCTCTGATAGTATCGAATTCAACCCTCCATCTAATCAAACTATGGGGTTGTTCGACGCATTTGAACCTAAAGGTACCTTAGAAGGATGGAAAGAATTAATCTCTTTTTGGGACAAAGAAGGTTTAGAACTTTACCAGTATGTACTTGGTGCAGGATTTGGGTCTGTGTTAATGCAGTTCTTCAATGCTAACTGTGCGGCTTTACATTTACATAATTTGGATTCTGGTGTAGCGAAGACAACAGCAGCTATTGCACAGCTAGGGATATGGGGGAACCCACAAAAACTAATCCTCGATAAAGATGACACCCATCACAGTAAAATGAATCGGGGAGAGTTGTATCACAGTTTACCTTTAGTAATAGATGAGATAACAAACATAAGCCCCAAAGAGGGGTCAGACTTACTCTATCAATTTTCTTCTGGGAAACAACGCAACCGTTTAACTTCCAGTGGCAATGTAGAAAGGTTTAGGGGTAACCCTTGGAGTAACCTAGCACTAACTACAGGTAACTCCAGTATCATAGAGCGAGTTAGCATGGCGAAAGCTATGCCAAGAGCAGAAGCACAAAGAGTATTGGAGTGCTATGTGCCAAATGTTAAGCACCTACTTGGATCTATAGACGATGCTTATGCTTTTGAAGAAGGTGTTAAAGCAGAACAATTTGGTACTGCGGGTATTATTTTTGTGCAGTACGTTATGAACAACCTAGAGGAAATAAGAGCCATGACTAAGGAAATGAAAAGTCGTGTAGACAGAGTAGGAAAGTTAGAGCAGGAAAATCGTTTTTGGTCAGCACATATATCAGCGACTATGGTAGGGCTTATAATTGCAAAGCGTCTGGGGTTAATATCTTTTAATGTTAAAAATATATTTAAGTGGGTGATTGAAGTATTGCTACCACAAAATAAACGGAACACTGAGATTAGCAATGTTTCTGTATTTGATACTATGAATAACTTTTTTATTGAGCATATAAGCAACATATTACAAATCAAAAGCACCCAAGATAATCGTAGTAAAGTTCAGAACAACGGGTTAGACGCTTTGGTTATCCCTGAAGCGTTTGCTAGGGGGAAATTAGTAGCCAGATATGAGACAGATACTCAACTGTTCTATGTCGTGCCTAAGATACTAAAGAGTTGGTGCGGGGAGCTACAGATAAATTACTCGCACTTACTGAAACAGATTACAGAGCATTGTGAGGGTAGGCGAGCTAAGGTCAGGTTAGGTAAAGGTACTAGTTTGAACTTACCCCCTGCTGATGTACTAGTTATGAAGTTTGCGATAGATGACAATGAAGAACTTGGAGATACTACGGACTTATGATCTTGCCCCTGATGGGGTAAAGATAGTTGTTGAGTGGGGTGCAATGGACGTAAGTACTTCTATTTTTATACCCTGCATTAACACCGAAGAAGCTAAAAAACAGGTAAAAAACGTGTTTATCGAGCGAAATTGGGGGTTTTTAAGCAAAATATGTATAGAAGACGGATGTTTAGGGTTACGTGTGTGGAGAACCTTGTGATAGTATACGCGGGACAGTACATCTGTCGTGCTATTCTCCAAAATATGCACTCCCTTACCCCCCTTTCATAGGGGGGTTTTTATTCTTCTGTAGGATACAACCTATCTAGTAGAACATTCCGCATCGCAGGGCTGAGTAGGATTCCATTGTGCATGACTGCTGAAGTTTTTGCATGTTGCTTCATAGATCGTTTTAGAGATCTATAGTCTATCGCTGCAGTAGGATGTTTCTGGTTAAATTTTCGTATTTCGTCAAAGATAACTCTTCGCTCTTCTCCATCCCCTACACGAGTTGCCATATATATTTTCTTTAACAAAAGAGATCTTTTTTCATTTACTGTTCGATCTATCTCTTTGGCTCTGTAATTCAGTTCTTGGCGTTTTGTATATTCATTTGGAGCAAAACCAAAGAATTGTCCTAACATCTCACCTGATGAAATATCATCATAGATAGGATCACCTCTTCTGGTAAGTATACCTTCATCTCTTTGATATCTTCCAAAAGGCAAAGTCTTATACATATTTGCCAAACCCGCAGGGAGCGTGGATTCTATACCTCGTTCTATTTCCCCCTTAGAAAAATCTTCAACCGCTCTATAAAACCGTTTACCCGTGCTAAACGCAGGGCCACCTAGATGAAATCCTATTACCTCTTCAGGTGTTCCACCTGAATATCTATTATCTTGTATAAGTAATTCTGTTAACCGTATTCGAGTGGCTACATCTACACCTGTGATCTTATTGATAGCTCCTTTATACCAACCTTCATCAAGATATGTCCTTACAGCAGTATCAAAATCTTCCTCATCGTCCCCGTGAAGCATATTCCAAACTATGCTTGCTGCTCCATATAACGGCACACCCTGCACCCCTGCAAGAAATAATGCTGATCCATGCCACCCTACA